AACTTTACTAAAAGGCAATTGAACTTTTCTATTTAAAATATTTTGCATATAAATTCCTAGTCCACGTTTTTTTTGTACCTTACTTTTTACTATTTCTTTTGACTCAGACATTATATACTACATATATAATATCTTTAACCTATATTTCAATTTATTTTCCTTTTTCAACTATTTTATTTAATAATGCATCAGTTGTATTAAAGAACCAGCGTTTGTTATTATGTTTTATATGATCGTAATACCTAAAAATTAATTCTGATTCAGCACATAATTGCAATGTTCCTATTTTAACATGTTTAATTCTTCCATTTTCTAATTTAAGTAATTGTTTAAAATTATCATTGCCATATATACTTAATATTGAACTTTTCTGTATTTTATATTTTACAGGTTGAACTCCATCTGCTAAAAGTTGATTAATTCTATTTATTATAATTCCTTTTCCTTCTCCTCTATCACAACGCTGACCTTTATTAGTTCTGCCTTTATCGCTTAATTCCATAGTTTTACTTTTAAAAACAATTTGCGTACCCTTAAATAAAGACATAAATCCAATAATATCTGCAATAGAATTAATATCTTTGATTTGAAATTTTTCAAACATAGGTCTTGCTAATTTAAGGATTAGTTCTTTTTTAGTTCCCCATGAATTATTATTATAAACGAGTAAGGAATATAAATTTTTATTATTTCCTGTAAAATTTGCTAAAACAACTCCAATATCACCATCACTTTCTATTTTTAAAGAGTCGAAATATTGTTTTATAATCTGCTCTAAATTAGTTAAGTTATCTTTAAAAAATATATTACTAAGAAGAACTTTCTTTTCATTAAAAGTTAATTTATCAATATTATGAAACATTGCAAATGTTATTAATAAATCTTTATCAATTCTATTATAAAAATTCAAGTTATAAATAGCCCAGGCTGCAGCTTTATTCCAATTTTCTTTTTCTTTTGATGAAATTATATTTGGAGTTTTCAATACATTTAATATATTATCAAGTTTTTGAATAATATTTGAAAATTTATTCATATTAACTTTTATTTTTACCGATGTTTTTTGTTCTATATTATCATTTGTCTTTTGTTCTGATATATTATCATATTCATCTTCAGATACATATGAATTAATTTTATCAGGAAGATTAAAAATAATTTTTTTTCTTTTGTAATCTATTGGAACAACCCGTTCAAATCTTGTAATAGGTTTTGTACCTAATTCAATTGGCTGAAACATGTAATAATCGCCAACATTTACTAATTTCCCTAATCTTCCAAGCATATCAGTGATGTACTCATTTTTTTCTGTAATTAAATAGTTAAGAGCAGTATATATTTGTTCTAAGGGGAAACTTTTTATTTGTGTTATCATACTTATTAAGGATTGTCTATTAAAAATATAATATTCTTTAAATAATAATCTTATTCGCTGTAAAATTTTATCAATGTTCATTAAAATAAATGTTTCATTATAAGTTGTTGTATCTATATCTGTAATGTCTTGTGAATCAGTATTGCATGTATAGGTACAAGATGTAAAATCACACATTAAACTATTATCTCTATCCCCAATTCTATATTCAATAGTAGGTCCGCTTGATAATTTCATATTAACTGTTTTATTAACAATGTTTTCCGAGAAATCTTGACCTTTTCTATTTAATAAACAATCTACTGCGTTTTCTTTTAATAATCTTACAATTGTTGATATTTTTTTAGCTTTTTTCTCAGCTAATCTATAAATATATAAGTCAACAGCTTCAACATCATTATTTAATTTTGAACCGTACAAAAATACTTCTACATTTCTCTCATCAAAAGGTAATAAACAATGACTTAAATTTCTTATTGATCTTCCTATAATTTGTTGTTGTCTATTTAAATTATACCATGGATCTAAAATATGTGTTTGTCTAATATTTTTAAAATCTAAACCTTCCGAACCAGCACGCGATACAATTACAACTTTAATCTTTTCACCGTTTAAGTTATTAGGGGATGTTATTGCTTTCATTTCAAGTTCTAATCTTTCTTTTGTAGTAAGATTAATATCTCCAGTAATCATAATATATTTTGCAGGATTAGTAACATTTTCAGTACTCATAGTAATAGCGTCTATTTGTCTAGTTGGAGGGTCTTTAAATAGTGATCGACCACCATATTTTGTAAACCCCATTTCTTCTAAGGCAAGAGCAACTGGAACACCTCCACCATCAATATATTGTGAATATATGAAAATAATCCCTTTAGAATTTCTAATTGAATCACAAATATGTGCTATTTTACCACTATACTTACCAATTTCATTTGGAGAGAATATACGTCCAAATTTTTGTAATGTTAAATCTTTATACCTAAACTCACTTTTAGTCTGTTCGTTATAAAGCATTGTACGATTTAGTCCCTTTTTACCATACATATACAAATGTATATCATCATCTCTATCTTCTAATTCCATTTCATCATGAGGATATATCATATTCAATGCTTGTAGAGGTGATTCTAAAACTGTATATGATAATCCTTTTGTAGGATCTTTTAATGTTGTGTATTTTTTTGATAGTGACTCTAATATAAAATTATATGCTTTCTCTTGATAATCCCCAACACCTACTATGGAAAGATCTAGTAACTCAATAGGATTTATTATATTAGCATTATTTAATTGTTTTGTTGGATAATTCCAAATATTCTCAGAAATCATTTTATGGATTGATATTGGATTATTTGCATCTTTTGGGTATATTCCAAAAGGGAATGTAAATGGATTTTCACCACGAACATATGAAATATATCCGGTCATTTTTTGTATTAGTAAATCTTTTCCAATTTCTACTCCATCTTTATTTTCAATAAAATTACCTTTTGAATCAAATATTTCTTTTATCGTTATAGGAAATCTCTTATCATTTAAATTCAAAACATTAAGTAACCATATAATTTCTTGATAATCATTAAACATTGGCGTTGCAGAAAGTAAAAGTAATTTTAAATTTTTGCTAGATGTTACGAGTCTTAATAAATTTTCACTACTGGGTTTAACACGACCATCATCGGTAACACGTAAATTATGAACCTCATCTATAACTAACATTCTATTTGAAAATTCTTTTTGTAAGGCTCTATTTTGTTTTCTTTTTATAATTTCAGGAGTATCATCTTTTAAAACTGTGCGATTCATAACTCTACTAATGTAATTTGAAAATTCACCATATCCTTGAAAATGATATGATTGTGAAATAATTCTTTTTATTTGACGTTTTACTTTATCAAATGTTAAACCTTTCATATTCATTGGATTAATTTCTTTGATAAATTTATTACCTGTACATGCCTTAATATTCCATAATCCATTGACTTCCCTTAATTTTGTTTCATCAAATAATTGCATTTTAAAATTTTTCTGAACGGCAGGAGAAGCTACAATAATAATTCTTTTTGTAATACCTAATTGCTGCAAGTATGTTCGCATTTCTTCACATACTGAAATGGAAGAACATGTTTTACCTGTTCCTAAACCATGAAAAAGAAGAAGGCCATTATAAGGAGTTTGAAAAGATAAGAAGTTTCTAACAAACATTTGGTGAGGTTCAAGTTCGAATTCTGTATTTTCACATATCATTTGTGAGATTTCCTTAATATTTTGAAATTGAGATTCAGTCTTTTCTTCATACTTATTATCATAAAATTCTTTTTTACTAGCAATTCTAATATTAAAATTTTTATCATCTAATACTGGATAAAGAAATTTTAGACTATCATTTCTTTCTAGTTCATTTCGATTTTTATCATGCATACATTTTAATAAATTGGTGTGTTCTGGATTTTTTAAATCTACATCTGTTGTTTTTAAATTTCTATATTTCTCTTCTAATATATTACAATCTTGTTCTTCCTTTTTACGTTTTTTTGTTCTAAGTTTGATTTTAATATTTCTTTTTTTAACAATTTTAACAGGGTTTTGTTTTTCTTCACTCATTAGTTAATATATTATGAGATTAATCTATATTCATTTAAAAGTTTATCTATTTGCTTAATAATATCTATTTTCTCTAAATTATACGGTCTTATATTTCTAATACATTCTTCTAAATTAAACCAAGACATGTCGCTAACTTCAGTTTTTTGATAACAATTATTTTGTAAATTATCTGATTTTAATACAGCAAGGTAATATTTATGTTTATATGATTTAAAATTAGAACCTACAAAAATTTCTTCAAAAGGTTGCATATTTGTAATCATTTCAATATCTGATTTATTATATCCAGTTTCTTCAATAAATTCTCTATAAGCACATGTAATATCTGATTCTTGATAATTTCTTCTACCTTTTGGAAACCCCCATTCAGGAGTTTCCCATGAAGTTTTACTATTATTTACAATAGTTTCTAAATCATATGTACCTTCATCATATGTTTTGATGCCTCTTTTAATTTGATTAAATTTATCTTTTGCGTGCTTTTCTTCATTTCTATACTGTAATCCTACATATTCACCCCATAATTCACTCCATAAATTATCAAAAGTAGAATTCAAAATTTTTATTTTTTCATATACAGTCATTTCATCAACAAGCGATTGAATATAATCTTTATTATATAATGGATACTTTCCCCTTAAAAATTCAATATATCCTAAACTATCTCTTCTGCAAATCATTAAATATTTATTTTCATTTTCATTTTTTTTAAAGCATATAATACCAATACTTGTAATTGGTATTTTGCAATTATTAAATAAATGTCCTTGTTTACCACAATTATTACAAAATTGATTTGTTTTAGATTTTAACATCATTTCTTATATGTTTATACATCGTAGTTTTTATGTTTATTTCTTATATATATGCCATTAAATCCAGAAGTTTGGATTCCTCATTTAGAATTTATGCTTAAGACAATATCTGTTTTATATCCACAATATCCAAATGATGTCACCAAAAAAAAATATTATGACACTATTCAAAACTTACCTGTATTTTTTCCACAATATCCTATAGGTAAAGATTTTGCAAAAATGCTCGATGCATTTCCAGTATCACCTTATCTAAGTTCTAGAGAATCCTTTATGAAATGGGTTCATTTTATTATGAATAAAATTAAAAATAAAATGGAATGGGAGGAAGATGATTTTTTTGATAGTTTAGAAAAATACTATGACGAATATAAACCAAAAGAATTGATTAATAAAGAAAAATTTAAGAAAAGAAAACAATATATTATGATAGGTACAATACTTTTTATGATTTTAACTATATTATATTTGTTAAAAAAAACATAACTAAATAAAATATCTATATTTTATATTACAAAATGCGAGTAGGATTAATTATAATATTAATAACTGTATTTTTAGTTGTAAATACATACTACGATGGAAAATATACAAAAATGTTTCATATTAATAAAAAATATATACAAATGGCGACCTACGGATTCATAGGATTATCTTTATATCTTTTTGTTAAAAAAAATCCAGAAGGTTCTAAAAGTATATTTAAACATGCAAACGATATAGTAAGATATATGCCTATTGATCGTGATACAACAGATATGTTAACACCAATATTTAATTTTGCAAGCAATAAGGGAAGTTTTGATAAAATGAGTGAAGAATACATTCAAAATAGTACCATAACTCCTCAAATGAAAAGAATGATGAATAGTGGTGGAAAATCATCAAAAAGGTCGGTAAGTGAAACTAAAAAAAAATATGTAGCTTCGCAACAAAACTGGAAATGCGGTCATTGTAACGAACAATTAAAAGCTACATTTCAAGTAGATCATAAAATAGATTTAAGATATGGCGGATCAAATCATGTAAATAACTTAGTTGCTTT